AATCTTCAATATCTTCATCAGGTATAGCAAACACTCTTTGTTTTGCTGAACCTCTTGCTTTTGGTGTTTTTGTGCTAGCAGGGGATGTTGGTACATCGTAAGGTATTCTACCCTGTGTTACATTAGTAATTCTATCAATCACCTCTTCTGATAAAGTATCTAGCTCAACATCCATACGACCTGCACGGGTTGATCCTGCCTCGGCTAGTTCTCTCTCTTTTTTTAACCAAGTTAAAACACGTCTCTTAAACTCAGGGCGGTTAGCCTGAATCTTATTAATGTCATATACACGCTTCATCCAACTATCGGCAGTTTTAATATCGATCTCATCTACATTCTTAAATATACCGACCTCTTCTGCCCTCTTTAGAACAGGGTCAAATACATTACGGCGAGCAGATTGCGCTGCTTGTTGTATTTCAGGCACATCAGAAACATCCTTGCGCCTCATAGCCTTTCCTATACCCTCATCAAACTCACCACGTGACATGCTCTTCTCACCTAAAGCCTTAACCCTAGTGTTGTATGTTTTCCAAGCCTCATTATAATCCTTGTAGAACGGTACACGTAAAGTGTCATACATCTTTACAGCTAATTCTACTGACTGTTCAGAGGCTATACCTTGTGTGTTTTTATTTTTTACTAAAGATAGATCGCTAAGCTTTTCCGTTAAGTCACGTACAGCCTTGTTGCCAGAGGTAGCCCCTTCCCAAGTTGGATTTTTAAGAAATCCCGGTATCTTGCTAAACACCTTCTTAGTTTTATTTAACCCCTTTATCTCTTCTTGTTCAAACGTTGTCCCAACTCGCATTGCACCAACAGAGTCAACACCGGTCTGCATATTCAGCTCAGGAGTTACCATTTCATCATTATACCTAGAGACGATATCATCTATGTTAGACTTTGATAAACCACCAGCGGCCCCTCCTAATAAACCCCCTATAACAGAGGCGGCTGTAATGTTAACTAAAGACTCATTAGTTGTTCTGGTATCTTGGTTGTACTGAAGCACGGCTTCTCGCCCAGTTTCAACCCCCATAGCTATTCCTGCTGTCTTAGTAGCACCTTCTAAGATACGACCAGAAACCCTGTACGTATTATGCACAGCGCCCCCTAAAGGGATCATTGCAGTAGGATCTGTCACTATAAAAGCCCCTATACTCAAGGCTTTCTGAAAGCCATCTGCACTAGCAAAGTCTGACCTAACCTCTTGCTCCTCATCTATCTTTTGTTTACGATAAACCATCTCTTCTCTTGATTTAACATTACTTAACTCAGATGAAAAACCTTCGTAACCACTCAGGTCTTCGAACACATTATACTCAGGGTCTTCAGGAAAGCTTCGTCCAAAAGTCAGGGCTTCGGCAGCATTAAACATTACGTTCTCCTGCTCCATAAAGCCTTTTACCACTTGTGATGTAGGGATGTCCCTATCCACAGATAAACCTGTGCTCAGTAAACTTCCTGTAGAACCTTCACCTTCATGTTGAATTGGTTTTTGTGGCACTATCTACCTACCCCTGCTTTTTCTCTTGCTAGCCTTAGCCTATCAAGCTGGAGCGATGACGAGCCAAAACGCCTTACGACATCAGACTCTCTCTTGTCCCACTCAGCCTTAGCTAAAGACTTGTCTTGAGCCATTTTAATCAGCTCATCTTTGCGCTGTTGTTGGTCGAAATGAAACAGATGGTTGTCATCGTTAAGTTTAATTAACTCCCCACTAGCACCTATCATAACAACATTATAGCCGGGGTCATTTACTTGTGCTCCACGTGCTGTTTCTTTAATATCAGGAACTAACTGTATTCTATCTTCAAAGCTTTCTAAGGTTTTTGGATCCATCAAAGTATCTTTGGTTTGTTCCCTAGCAAAGTCTAACATCTGTTCTCTTATCCAAAAGTTATCCTCTCCCTCTATACCAACGTATCGAGAAGGGGGGAACTCTATAATTTGGTCTTGGCCATTAACATCATCTCTACCAAATCTACTGTTAAGCGCCTCTATACCCGCCTTCTTAGCCTCGTCTGAGCTACGTGTCTCTGCGTACTTATCATCATGCGCTATTCTATAAAAAACCTCTGCACGGTCTAAAGCTACAGCAGGAAGCCCCTCTGTTTCTAGTACAGATGTAAAAGGTATTTTATCAATCCAAGATGTAAAGTTCTCCCTAACAACTTCCCTATAAGGTGTTTCTTTCTTTATTGCTGTCAATTCCTTAGCCACGGCCTCACTACTAGGTTTGGCTATAGTGGACAACTTTTGATCTACCCTTTCCACAGCCTCTGAAAAATCAGAACCAAAACGTAGTCTCTCAGCTATACTATCAAGCCTTGATCGATTTTCTGATGACATAACTTTATTGGCTAAGTATGTTGTCTCAGGATTAGACACAACCCTGTTAAGCAAGTCTACAGCCTCTACAACCGCTTGTTCATCATTAGATGATGCAGCCTGATCCATTCTCTCCTTTAGTAAAGTAGGGACCTCTCTGTTCCGAGCTATAATATCAAAGTTATATTGGGTTCTATCCTCTGGGGTTAGATTGTTTAACTCTGATTGGATTGTTTCATAAGTAGTATTAAAAGCCTTAACTTGTTCTTTATTAGAGGCTGACACCACCTCGCCATTGGTAATAATATCAAAACCAGTTGTTATCTCTGTCTTCGTGTCCTCCCTCTCTTTGAATAACCCCGTTATCTCACCATCAGTTAGTCCTAGCGTTTCCCTTGCTTCTTTAATGTTTTCATCAGTTACAGAGAAAGGGTCTTGCTTCATTGAAGATCTGAACTCACCAAGTGCTTTTAATTGCTCAAAAGATTTCTTGGCCTGTTCTCGTTTTTGACGACTCTTAGATAACTGAAGAAACTGTCCTTTCTGGATTGGGGAGATTGCATCATCAAATGTTCCATTATTCAACAACGCCTCAAGCTCTATTGCTCCATCTGGAGTAGAAGCTAAGCCTCTGATTGTAGATTCAGCCAGCATGCCTTTTGCCTTTTCAAAAACTTTAGGACTTAAGGTCGCCTTAGCTTCGCTTAACAACTCACCATACTTCTCTGGGTGGTTAAAGCTATCCATTGCTTTTGCATCAATAATCTTTTTAATGTTGTTAGCTTGCTCTATCCTTCTTAGCTCAGCTTGATACTCAACAGCCTTTCCTGCTACTTGAATACGATTCTCTGAGTACTTTTGTTGTAACATCTTTTTCTGAAAAGCGCTAAGGTCACTTTTAGCCAATGTCTTACTAACAACATCATCATAAGCCCTCATAGTGTTATCTGGTATGTCCGATATACTAGAGCCTTGTCGTGCTTGTTCTATCTGTGTTTCAATTAAGAACTCAGATTCAGCTAATACAGCTTGAGCCTCAATAGTCTGGTCCTCTTCTACGCCAGCTTGGGCTTGTTTAGTCTGTTCAGCTGAGAAGTTAAACTGTCTATCAGCGACCATCTCCAACCGCTTTGCATCATCCGCAAAGTTAATTAACATATCGATTTGGCTCTGTGCGGCAAATGCGCTAACACTAGGAGCTGAGGTTAGATTAGGTATAGCGCCTGTAAGCTGAGGAACACCGGGTGCGCTACGCTTACTAAAGGATTGTGGTGTAAGTTTAGGTGTATCAACCATTATGTTGCCCTCTTAGGTTTTCTACCGGGTGTTGGTACACGACTTCCAGTTTTAAATGTTCCTGCAAAGTCCAATGCAGACTGCCCTATACCAGCCAACTGTTGTAGCCCCTTCTGCTTTGAGCTTGCTAAACCAGCCTCTGCTGAGCTAATAAGACTCAAAGACTTGCTAATACCAGCGGCTTGTAGCCCTTTGCCTTGTATACTTAGTGTAGTTAATGTGTCTTGCAAACCTAACTCTGCCAATCTGCTTTCCCTATTAATTTCACCTACTGTCTGGTCCTGAATAGCGGCAGGAGTACCTGAAGTAATATCTGCACCGCCTCCAGCAAACCTTGCCTTCTGAGAAGCCAATGTTCTACGCAGTCTACGCTGTCTCTCAGCTTCTTCTATAGCAGATTGTGTTCTTTGTCTTTGTGCATCAACGTCAGTTTGGGCAACCTGTACCCTAGAAGCGTCAATCGCTGCGCGTGAGGCCGCTATTTGTGCATCATAGGCAACATCTGCCTGACTCTGACCTTGGAAGAACGACATAGCCTGACCAGCTATGCCTAGCCCAGTTGCTATAGTACCAAAACTTACTCCAGCGACACCAGCAATACCTGTAACACCAGCTAACGCCGATCCTCCACTTGCTAATAAACTTCCTACTGCTATAGCTGTTGGCATCTAACTAACCTTTACTGCGAAATGTGTTGCTAACACGTTTAGTTCTAATGGGACTTCCTGAGTAATCTCAGGTTGTAACTCACGTCCTACACCACCAATATACACCTTTTGCCACTTAGTATAAAGGGTTGCATTACTTTCAGTATATGTAGTGGCAAACTCTTCCAAGGAAGGCTTGCTTGTTTGGCCATTATGTTTAACAATAAATTCTCTTGAATTGTATATACGTACGTTTGCAAATATAAGGTTTTTATATTCACCAGCCCAGCTCTGACCTTGTATAATTATTTCTAATGGCAAATGTTTTACCCGAGCAAAGAAAGCGAAACCTGCCTCTAACTCAGCAACACTCTCGGACGAAGTGATCAACCCAGCAGTAGGTGTTTCGTTTTCAAGAACAAAGTCGTCACCTATTACCCAGCATTCCTCATCATCTAAATGATCAAGTCCCGACCAGCTTGTTGTTGCTGTCTGGGTCTGGACCAAAGAAGAGTCTAACCTGTTGTTAGGGTTTAAAACCTCTAAGTACCTCACTGTGGCTCCATTAATCGTGCGGTTTACCACAAAAAAGGTTTTGTTACCGCTAACAGCCACATCTTCAAAACTGCCTTGTGTCTCAAACAAAGTCCAAGCCAGTAAGCTCTGCTCCCTGAGGGAGTTAAGAACTGCACAGGTTCCATCACTGTTAACCATATATAAGTAATTAGATGGATGGGACTCTGTTGAGCTACGGATATCCATAGCTACAGGATCATTTACTAAGTGTTGACTAAATACAGATATGTTAGGGGCATTGAAAGACTGCTCTGTATCATTAAACACAAACTGCCTTACTATACGTCCTGTAGAAGCATCACCGGGATCTTCGCGCTCTACAAAAATTACAGTACCATCTAATGACACTGGTCTTACCTTAGAAGAGCCGTGACGAGTTTCTTTTTGTATTTGATTGGCTATATTACCCGGTGTGATTACATTATCTATATCACCCCTTATGGAGTATTCTCCACCAGAAGTAAGTATAGTAAGAACAGCGCCGGAGTATACATTGCGTATAATATTAACCTTATCGTCATCAATCGTCACATCTATAGCATCATCATCAAGGCTTTCCTCTATATTGATATCATAGAACTTACCTATCTGGCTCATAAGTACTGTCTGAGGCCTTTCTTTTAGACCACCTAATATAAGCCTAGATTTATGGAATGTACCTGATCTAGGCCACCCACGTGTAGCAGACATAACATCTTCATACCCCGTCTCTAACTCCCAGCCGGACAAAGCACCCGTACCTTCCAGTTCAATTCTTACAACCCCATTAACATGAGCTGTATCTGTAAACTCAGTAATAAGTATACGACCACCTTTTGGCGTGTTAATAAATTGACCTACGTGAGACGACAAGAAGGGTGTGCCTGATGCTGTGACAGTTACTATGCCAGTAGTTACATCATTTGTAATAGTTCCTGCTGGGGTTGTTACGGTCAAGGCTCCATAAGCATAAGGAGGTACGTTTGTAAATGTTATATTAGTAGCGGACCAGACAGTATCACTAGATCTGGTTATTTCTATAGGTTGTAAATCTTTATGGAACAGGATTAATGTATCAGCAGATTGTGTCCAGTTTAATTCGCTTAACATTGCTTCCGTAATCCCATCAATAGGACTAGAAACTACTGTTGCTTGTAACGTCTTACTATCTGTACGATAAACGTCCATACGAGCTTCTGTGAAGACTAGGATGTATGTTTGCTCATCATTGAACTGGAAGGGCACTAAACGTGCTGTAGCGTTGTTATTTACTCCAGCATAGTATTCTAAACCTTCTCGGCGAAAAGCACCGCCTTGAGGTCTTACGTATACGTTACGAAGTTTATCGGCACCTTGTGAATAATCATCAATATCAATACGGCCTAGTAATGTAGGGTCAAACTCACCCGATACATATGATGCTTGAATAGTTCTGACTTTTGCCATTAGACATCATTCCCTCTTACCGCAGTCAAAGAAAACTCAGATTCAGATATAAGCTTGTTAGGGGAGTTCTGAGAGTCAGTAGCCCTAGCCTCTCTCATAGCTAATAAATAATTACGCTGGTATAGTTGAGCCATATTCTCATCTTGTGTTAAAGCAAGGCTAAGTATCTCCGCCATTCTAAATTCTATTACCCTAACTAAATAAGCAGGGTAAAACTCTTCTCCGGGGTCTTTTTGGTAAAGTAGCTCCACATCATCCTCATTAGACAAAAGCTTATCTTTTAGTATGCGGTAATCATTACCTAGATTATCTGTCTTAAGTATACGGATGTAGCCGATTGGAAGTTGATATTCATTATCAAAATCAAACAACGGTGTTCCTGCTGTTTCAGCTAAAACCTCTTGAAATACAGTACACGCCCAAGGATGTTTTGAAAGTATTGCCTCTTTAGTTACAGCATACATTGCATCACACATTGCAGCTTCTCTGGTTGAGTCATCAAAAGCATTTATAGTAGAAGCATTAGCCATCAGTAGGGCTGTGTTACAAATAGATATGTCTGATGCCATTAGATACTCCTAAGTTAAATTAAAGATACTAGAGGGACAAGGGGATGCCCCTCTAGTGTAAGGGTGAGACAGAAACCCTTAGTCTGTGTCAGAAGCACCGTCGATTGCGACAGTATCTGCTACATCCACTACTCCAGAAGCATTAGCGTTAACTAAGTAACTGTCGTATGAAGGTGTTCCTCCTGTATCAGTGATAGCGTATATCACATCACCAATAGTTAGGATGTCTGCTGCATTATTAAAGTAACCAGCCGTGTCTACTACTGCTGTCAAGTCTGCGGTCGTGTAAGACCAGAAACGAGGACCAACAGAAGAGTTTCCGCTAGAGTCTTTAAGTGCTAAATTTGAGCGATCAAAAGCCATTATATTTCTCCTTATGATTCATCTGTAGTTATTGTTACGACACCATCGTCCTGTAGAAGTACCGCACCAGCTGAAAGCTTTCCAACAATAAAGTGAGCTTGCTTTTCAGGAACCCAGTCGATTGTTACTTTAGGTTCCATATTCATAGCTAGCCCGATTGACTGTTTCTGCCAAGCGTAGTTAGTACGATCAGTTCCTGATAATGCTAGTCCACCAGCAGCATCTCCAACTATAACAGAGTCTCTATCACCCATCTTATGGATATTAAAGCCCATAAAGCTAGGTTGCTTACCATCTGTTAATGGTTTGTGGAAGTTGCTATCAGCTGTCTTAACGTCAGCTTCTTGCAAGAAGTGGTAGTAACCGTCATCATGACAAAGAAAGTTACGATCCATCTCTGGAACAGCTGAACCAAGTAGACGAGCTGACTCGGCGAAATGGTTAACGTTAAGATTATCAGAACCAGATGCCACAGTTTTACCTGTTGCTGAGTCTAGCGCTGCAATAACAATCTCATCCATTCTACGGTTTAGCGCAGAAACGATACCTGTCACAGCAGACTGACGACCATCCCAACCGATTTGGTTGTTTAGGAAAATATCAGTATAGATACCAACTGTGTAGTCAGTAACTGTAGCTGTAGGGATTGTGATTGATGGGTCTTGTGCAGGGATGTTCGTGTGAACAGCAGTTCTTGCGTTAGCAATTACCTCACCGTAAACTTGGAACTGCACTGATTTTGCGCCTTTTGCGTCACGAGTTGTGACTTGGGCACGTAATGAGCTACCGTTTTCTTGAAAAGATTGTTGAGCTTCTTTTTCAAACTTTTTAACCGCAGCTGTGCTTAGATTAGTAGACATGATTGTCCTCCAATGTTGAGTTAAGTTTAAGTTACCAGTCGTTTCGGGTAAGCCTCAACTTAGGAGGGGCCGTTACTTGCAATTTACAGTTTGCCAACTGTGGAACTACAAGGGGGTGCAAATGTTACAGTGAGCCCTTTTCGTATCTGTGATCATCATAACAAGAATTATGGGAATAATCAACGACCTTTTTCTTCAGCGGCGACTGCTTCATCCATCTTCTCGTCATAGAGAGCCTGAGCAGTTGTGTTAAACTGGAAGTTTTCCCCTGCTTTTTTCTTTAGCGCAAAAGCTTCAGAATACAGCTCCTTGGAGGACTTGCCGGACTCAAGACGAGCACCATCTGTAGGGATAGTTTTCTCGCCACCCATCATCTTCTTTATCTTATTAATAAGTTTAACCTCGTCTCCAGTGGTTGCCCAGCCTTCGATAATAGACTGCTCTTCAGTAGAAAAGTCTTTCAAATCACGGAAGTCTTGTGCGCCTTGGATAAGCTCTGTTGCTTTAGTGCCCAGTGCTTCCATCTCTGCTTTAGGATCAGTTTGACTTGCTGATTGAAACTGGAGCCAAGCCTTAGTAGCGGCTGTAACTTGATCTTGTGTGAAATTGTTATCTTTAAACACAGGTTCCATTGCCTGAACTAAAGGATCCTCTGAGAAATCAAAGTCTTCAGGTACAATGTCTTTCATGTCCTCGTCACTACCAAAACTGTATTCATACTCTTCTGGAGCTGTGGGGGTTTTCTCTCTACGTAACTTACCGTTCTCACTCTCAAGCTTCTTAAAGGCTTCTCTAGCTGCTGTAGCATCCTTGTACTTACCAAAGACCATACCATCTTCATCCGCTAGGTCCACCTCACCAGATGAAGCTCTATCAAGCATAGCCTTTGCATCTTCTTCTGATAAATTAAGCTGTTTAAATAAAGGAATCATCTTCTCATATATTTCAGCACGTTCAGTATCCTCAACAGCAGGTTTATCCTCTAACTCAATTTCCTTCTCAGAAGGTGCAGGGTGTGAGTGTTGATCTTCCTCCTTAGTTAACTCTTCAGTAACTTCTTCTGTTGTATCGTCTACTGACGTTTCTTCTGTTGCTAATAAGCTATCTTCAATCATAATATGTCTCCATTATGTTTTTGTTATTACGGCTATCCTTGTTACCCCACCCGGCAAGCCGAACGACCGGAAGGTATTTGCTGGTAATAATATACTGTTTTGATCTGCTATAACAGATGAATCACCTAGTAATATATAACTATCTATATCAGCGTGAATGATGATATAGCTCGTCTTACTGTCGAAATTAAAGCTAGTTTTAACAGATGTAGAAGTGTAAGTTAACTGTGTTCTAGCCGTGTTTATATGAGGAACATCAGCTAAGTCGCCATTGATATCCTTTAAAACTGTACTATATTCTTCTATATGTAATGTGCTCATGTTATTTATCCTTTAATTAGGTCTTTCAATTATTGACACAAGACCACCTAGTGTTGCGGTAATATTACTAGTATCAGATTGGTTTTCTAACCAAACTTCTATCCTGTCATTTTCTTCTACTGTTGCGTAACCAAGTAAAGATACACCCTCTGATCTTCCTGCAGAGTTCATAGTGACAGAACCGCTATTGCCTATCTCTATATAACCACTTGCGCTATCATCCCACTGCCTTAGTAACACCCTAACTTGGTCATTATTACCACCTGATAAGGATACCGTTCCTTTAATCTCAATCTCTATTTCTTGATCGCTAGCTGATGTGAAAGCGTTATCCGTACTACCAGTAAACCACTGCATATCAACATATGTGGTAGTACCAGCCATCTTAACAGGTGTATTTACCGTTGCTATAGTAGTAACCGCCTCAGATGTTATTGTATAACGACCACCTATATATGTGTCGCGGATACCTATGCAGTTTCTAAACCTAGCTTTAACACTTGAGCCAGTTATATTAGGTACTGCATCATCAGCTACTGTACGAACATCATTTAAGTCAAAACCACCGTCAGAGAGTATATTACTCTCCTGAAAATCAAATAGCACACTAGATGACTGAACGCTTAAAAAGTTTATATTAGAACGCACATTATCTGTAGTAAACGTTATCCCCTCTTTAAACAAAGTGGTACTAGCAGGAAAGCCCACAGCAATAGTAGTCACAACCGTTATACCTGTCCAAGTACCATTAAATGTTAAGCCATCGTCAATAAAAATAAAACCAACACCGTTCATTAACAATTGCCTATAGTCTGTAAGCTCACCTAGTGACAATGTACTAGATGGGGACGAGCCAAAATTAACATTAGTTATATCTAGCGCATTAGAATTACCATCGTTATCAAGATCAAAGACTTGTGATCCTGTTCCTGTTAATTCAAGAGAAAGACTTTCAAGAACCACATTACCAGAGTAAGAACCACTAGGAGAAGTGAACATTGTATAGTTATCTTCACTTGAAATAAGCATAGATGTGTCACGTGCGCCGTTTAGCCCTGATATACTAATACCACCAGTGGGAACTTCAATAGTCTGTGATCCCATATCAACAATACCGTCTACCACATAGTTCTTAGTACTATCGATAGTCAATAGATCACTAGCTTGCTTGACAACAATAGTGTTCCTAAACCTTACTCCGGGTGATGGGGAGTAAAAAGTCATTACTTATTACCCTTCTTTATTTGCGCTTCTATATAGCGCAATACATGACGTTGCCCTTCAAGATGGGCTAAAGCGCCTAGCTCAACATTTTGGGGTGGTGACTTCCACGTATCCTGTAGATCCAGAAGAACCTCTTTACCTAAAGGCGTGTTAAATAACTCAGCGTATTTCCTGAATATCTCTTTTGTATTATCAGTCATAGTTCCCCCTTTTATATTATAACCCGGCAGTTCCTGCTACATCCACATTCCCTTGAGCTGCTTGCTGTGTTAAAGCCTGTTTAATTTGTTGCTCAGCCTCTTCAGTAGGTTTCAACTCTTCCGGAACATTTAACTCTTCGCCTAGCCAGCGTGCAAAAGCAAATGGATCCGCTATTCCCATAGCTACCTGTGGGCCGTACATCTCACCTATTGTCTGAATATAACGTATTCCCTTAAGTATGTCTTCCTCATCCTGTGCTTGTGCTAAAGGAGAGATGTGTTCTATAGCTAAATTATTACCATCAACCTTAAACTCCCCAAGATCTATCAAGCCTAAACTATCAAGGATATCCAGTAGGCGATTAACCAAAGGGCTAATCAATTCAAACTGAAGTTTACCGAAAGCTGAGCCAATGCGTTTTGCAAGCTCTTGCTGGCGCAACGACACTTCTGTTGCAGTCTTTACAGGGAGATTCACATCCCCCAAAGGATCACCAAATAATATTCTTTTAATCTGAGATTGTTGGTTTTCGATAATCAACTGGGCCAGATTAGGATTACCAGCGGTCTGTAGTGGCTTTAAAGTTTCTCCCTGCATTTGGGAACCATTACTTGTTACTGGAATAAGGGCACCACCACCTAGTTTTATGTTGTCAAGATTGACAATGCCGTCATCTGCGACCGTATACATACCAAGGGTGGCTATAGATGCTGCTTGGAGCAGTATCTTAACTTGTTCATTTAAAGTTTTAATAGCAGGTAAGGCCGTTAATATTGGTCCTCTACCGTAGATCTCACCCGGTAAGTTAGACCATCTAAAGACAATCCACGGTGAAGACCTCATACTACGTTCAACTATAACCTTCTTAGAGTTTTCCTCTAAAACATAATACTTATAACCGTCTACCTCAACTAAATCGTCAACTCTACGGTCAAATATTTCTACTCTCTCAGGAACTGTAGCCTCTATAAACTTCATCTCCTTATCAGGAGTTTCAGCAATTTGTTCACTAAGCTCTGTATCAATCTTAGCATCTGGCCATTGTTTTTCTATGTTACGGGCAGTGAGCTTGAAACACCTAAATGCTGTATCAATACGCCCGTGAGGTCCTTCCTCCAAGAAAAGCTGAGACAAAGGAACGTTAACAAAATTAAATGGCTTGTTCTTATCCCCCTCAAACACAAGCAATGCACCAGTACCTATAAATAAGTCTTGGTATGATTCTGTTATCTGGGTATCAAAGTTAGAGTTATGCAGGTTGCTAAATAGTACGTCGGTAATAGCCTTAAGGTTTGCTCCTATATTATCATTACCCTGTAAAGATGTCCCTGCTTTAAGCTCAATCCACCGCTTCATAGGAGGTGTTAAAGAGCTATGTAAATTACTTACCCCACTCATAACACTATCTTGGGCAGTGGAATCAAAGACTAACTGGGCACCATCCTTAGACTGGCCTTTAGTTTGTTCATCAAAAGTCTCTCTATGCGGAGCAGAATACTCCTGTGCATCTCGATACAACTCATCCCAAAGAGCTTTACGCCCACGAGCCTTTTCAAACCTTTTAATTATCTCGCTTGACTTAGCCATTTCAACCTACTTGTTTATAAATGCGACATGAGTGTCAGACTCTTTAACTTCTACTTCTCGGTATGTTTTAGCGTACAGAGGCCTATCTGTTGTGGCGGCTGTTACTGCACTAGAACCAACCTTAAATGCTTCGTCAGCATCTGAGGATATAATCACATAGTTTGTTAGACTATTAAGAGCTGTGGCATTCTTAGCCGTTGTACCGCTACCCGTTATATTGTGCTTCGCTATAAGTGCACCCGGTATCTGGGGTTGATCACTGCCAGCATCTGCTAGACTTGTATATTCTTCTACTACTATATTTGACATTATCCTAAAGTTCCTTCTGTTCCTAGTTCACTACCTGTTTTAATTAAACTTGATCTTCCTGAAAGTCTGCGTTGAGTAGCGGACTGTGCTGATATTCTTTGTTTACGGCTCTTGTCAGCCTCTAACGTTGCTTGGGCCTCTTGTTCTGCTAACTGTTTCTTCTGGGCCTCTAGCTGCTCGCTTTGTTGTTTAGCCAACTTAGCTTGCTGAGCCTCTAACTCTACATTTCTCTTGGGCTTACTACCCATTAAACTACCCATAGGTTATTTCTCCGCTTTTAAATAAAGATAAGCACCATCCTTTAATAGACTATGCAATAATTTCTTAGGTGATACAGCATACGAAGAGTACCCTGTTGCACACTTGACTACAGTAACACAAGACGGGATGAAGTTAAAGATGCTTTTACTTCCTTTGATATTTGGGATATACACATGAGATACCACTGTGTGACCTGCATCAGTTAACTCTAATGCACAAGCAACAGCGCTTAAGGTGGCACAATCCTCTGTCGGGTATTTTACAGTAAATTCTATATGGGAGTTATTCGGCTCGACAAACAATAAGTAATCACCGACCTGAGTAAACGCGTATGTATGCTGAAGCCCAACAGGGTCTCGTCTCATCCACCAGCGTTGGTACCAAGGCAGGTTATCATTGTTCTGACAAAACGCAAAGAACCACTCCCTATAGTCCTTATCAGAGTTTAAATCCAGTGTCAGCAAAGACTGTTTTTTTATGTGTGGCACGACCCCTCCCATACATCTTCTTTAATTCACCCATTCCACAAAGTACATACTGCAAAGCATCTTGTACATCGGAATATCTATTCTTTTCAGGCTTATCGTCATACCTTCCACCACCAGAAGTGTTTAACTTACGGTAACGATAACCACCATTCATCCCTCGTGTTAAAACCTTACAGCTAGGATTAACCTTTAACGCTGGTTGTCCTTGTGTGTTTCTCTCTAAAGTTGCTATAACGGTCTCTAATCGCTCAGGAACACGTAAACCCGGCGAAGGTTTAACAAACAAGCCCTCCGCACGCAGTATATCAAAGTATGTTCTTTCATCGTTCTGAGAAGCCCAAGCACCGGCTGGATCACCCCATATCTCAAAGTCATGCGCTTTGAACTTTAGTGATATCTCTTGTTTTAATAACCTAGCGAAACTCACCGCACCCATTCCTTCTTCAGCTGTAACGCATAATTCATGTAGCAGTTGGAGCTGTCCTGTTAATGTACGGTATAGGAATACCGCAGCAGGATGCCTTCCTGAAGCATCAACTCCAATGTAAATAGTTCCTCCAGCAGGGACTGGCATCTCTTCCTTGCTCATATGGATATCAGGATTCCAACTGTTCTTGTAAACAGGAAGCCCAGATTTAATAAAACCATAATTACCGTGGACATAAACATTAATCCACTCTTCGGTCTTACCCCCTAACTGCTTAGTATAATAATCAGTACCACCGGGAAGGTTTTCTATATTCTCACCTAGTGGGTCCAGACCAGATGGTTGTTTCCAAAATTCCCAACTCATAGTCTCAGGTATTTCCGAGGCATCTGTAGGATTACCAAACTTGTCTACCGCCCAAGCCTGTTCCTCCGCCATCTTATACCACCAATGGTCATCAGTAGGTGGATTGGTATCCATAATAATCCCTGACCAAGTAGGCCATTGATCATCAGGTATATGTTTTGGTTTATCTTTCTTGGGTGGGTAACGCCCAACACGACCTGTCGCACCAGCTATAACCTCATATTCCATCTCACGTGCCTCATTAAAGAATACCCCTGTAACTTCAAAAGACAGGAGTTTTTTAACGTCTTCAGGCTTATCAAGAGCAAGAAATATCACCTCTAATTCAATATCACCTAACTTTACAGTATGAGTAAATGGTGGTTTACGGCTCATTCTGCCAAACGTAGACTCTGGGAACCAATCTAACCACGTCTTAATTGTAGTTGTTTCTAGCTGAGGCTGTGTATTACGAGCTATAATCCAGCGAGATCTCCGTACACCATCTTCACCAGCAGCCTGTTGTTTGGCTCTCATAAAGATTTCCCAGACCATCATTACCGATTTCCCAGAACCAAATGGTCCCATAACTCCTCTAACAAAAGCATCTGACCTATGAAACAGTTGAGCAGTATTAGAGGCTTTGTAATTGATTAACTTATTAGACATCGTTTTCCAGTTTCTTTAGTAAGTCCTGCATATAACCAAAGATTAAGGCTGAGCGTTCTTCCTCTGGAATCTTATCAACCTCTGTTATTGTTCCTTCAACAAAAGCACTACCATCCTCGGTTGTGCTTGTAATAGATATGTTATATTTCATCATCCTGCCCTGTTTGTGTTTGTCCACAGCCTATACATATCAACCCCTCGTCAATTGCATAGTGGAACTCTATACATCCGCAGTAACACTGCCAAATTTTATAGTCATCCTCTAAGTCTTCGTATAAGTTAACAAATGGAATTACGTTATCATTACACATCAGTCCCTCCTCTGGTTATACTTTACTCTACTACCAAATCCCCATTATATACAGCAGTAAAATTTTTGAGAGCTCGTAACCTCATATCCTGTAAAGCAGTACCAGCACCATACTCATCAATAGCCTGAGCAGTAACCATACCACTATATTGAATAGGTTCCCCCTTGATTCTTTTAGTAGCAGTAAACTGGTACGAATCATGAGGTAAAGGTACATATTTCACGCTGTAATCAGCATTATCTTGCCTACTAAAGTGGTCTAAGAACTTCTTAACAGCTGGTGAGTTGTCTAATTTAATCATCTTTCTTTTCCTTCTTGCCTGAAATCTTAACCTTATTCTCTGCCTCAGGATCACCACCTAAATCAATATTAATAATAACCTGTTCTTGAGCAGTATCATTTCCGTGGTTAAAGTGGCCAACAGCCTTCAAGTAAGTCTCTGAAGCCTTGACACGAGGGTTAGCCATCTTACTGCGCTCAACAGGATCATCAATCTTGTGATAATCCTCCTCCATCTCATTCATCAGTTTAATGTGTTTAGCAGCTGCATGTTCAGCAGTCATCTTACGGTTTAACTGCCACACTTCCTGTATCTCAGCTAACTCTCTACGTAAATGTTCCTTCTTCAGCATATTATATACCTGACCCTTAGTTAACTCCAGTATTGCTGCTATAGCAGTTAGATCAGCTTTATGTTCTGCATACTTATCAAGAAAGTCTATCTCCTCCAAAGTCAGCCTGTTATACCCCGTGATTGGCTGATCTACGGTAGTGGTACCCGGTGTGTACTGAGCAGGATTGAAAGCCACACCTTCGTTTGTACGGGTAGCCTCTATGTCCGTCCCCTTGCTACCCTTAGTGATGTATTTGTCTGTTTTACGTGGCATAGGCCCTCCCCTTGATTGTTACCCCATAGTAACAGAGGTAGCCCCGTGCGTACAAGGCTAAATTATTTTAGGTTAAACAGGGGGTTCGGGCGTGGCTTAGTATTTTATATATGTGATAGGAATTGTAACAGGCAAGTCCGCGTCTCCGGGGTACCCCCCTCCAAAGTAAAACACCCCCACCCCCTAAGTTAAGTGATAACGTATATTATGACAATGAAGGAATGACTATATAACAATGACTTACAGAACCAAGCGCAACAATAGTACAACATTGTGTGCATCTATTGCTACTTATGACAATCAATGGCGTGCTTGGGTTAATAGTGCCCTCATGCGTGGCGATGTGTGGGTTTGCAGACTAAACGTAAACACAACCAAGCAACCCTTGTAAAACTCCAAGGTATTATGATACCCTTTGGTAATAACTTAAGGGAGACAAGCCAGCCTAGGCTATATATGTAATGCTATGAGTAAACAACCATTGTACATCTACTATGTCACAGTAAGGCATGATGATCATAGGCAACACACCTACAAGGTCAAAGCCAAGTCAAAACGTGGTGCTGTCATTAAGGCGTGCCAACAATACGAGCATAACGAAGTCAGTAGTGTTAACTGTACTGATGGCGTACCATATACTGCGGCTGCCAAAGCAGCAATGCTTGCCAACAAAAGGCGTGCAAAAGAGCGAGCTAAGTTAAAGGCAGAGGCTGACATAATGAAGTATGACGGGCTTAACTGTATTGATGTTGATCACGACAAGGAATAGCTTTTTGTTATAAAAAGCGGTTAAAAGTGCAAACTTTAACATAAGCACTGCTCTGGGATTGCCGTAGAGTACAATGAAATATGTTTTAGGTACAATCATACCGAGGCTTTTTCGACCTCTGTACGAGCCTTATTTATAATCATATATACTGTAATCCGCATGAAATAAGGCTATCTGAAGTTATTTAATATTTATCTGTTTATTTACTTGACTAGTTATCTTCAGTTATCTTATAATGAATACATAGAGAGGAATAATCCTCCAGACAAATGAAAGGTTAATACAATGGCTATAACAAAAACAGTAAATACAAGTGAGCTATACCACGACTTAAAACAAACAAGTGGTTATCAAAATAACTTCAGTTATGACGGTGCAAAGGCTCTAATGGAGTATCTGGGGCTACTAGCAGATGAGTGTGATATGAACATAGAATATGACCCTATTGCATTTTGTTGTGAGTATAGTGAGTATTCAAGCTTAGAGGATTTTAATAAGAATTATAACAGCGCTGCTCACTTTGATAACTGGGAGCAGATTGAGGAAAATACAACTGTTATACGCTTTGGCATAGATCAAGCAATAGTACAAGACTTCTAACCTTAGACCGATAGAGTGTAGTAATGCACTCTATTAGCCTGCGATTAGACAGGGCAATAAATGAAAGGAAAAGACAATGAAATACTCTTACTCAGACATACATGAGACTTGCTCCTATCAGGATTATGTAGACCAATACAACCCTATTAAATTAGAAGTTGGCGAGGTATATACACAACATCCTGATACTTGGGAAGAGACTGAATACAAGGTTATGTATATACACAATAAAATAGCCTTTGCGGTTGAAACAAGATCAAAATATCCGGCAGTGACTAAAGAAGTTAATTATTGTCTCTTTTATGTAGATAGTGGTTTTAAATATAAAGATACTGTTAGGCCTTGTTACAGGTTACAAGCTATAAATAAAAAATGAAAGGAAAACCACAATGGCAACTTTAGAAAAACAAATCCTACTGCGTGAAATGAAAGACTTAATTGATGACATTAACAATGAGGCAGGTGTACTATGTGCCAAGTAACATATAAAAACTTTTACAGTGATTTAACTATTGCTGGTTCTTTGTTCTACTTAGGATTAGTCATAGGCTATAACAACATAGATAATGCTAATGATAACGGCAGTATCGTAAATCTATATATTAACTAGGAAAGCGAGCAAGACTATGGCTGATTACTTTAACGATGGCGTATATTTAACCACACGTAACCGCAAGGGGCGCATTAGAAAATGGTTACTAACTGCCTCACTAATAACTAATGTTGTGCTTGGCTTGGCTTATGTTAACAAGCAACCCGAGGTTATAACCATAACCGAACACTCTGTTTATCAACCTAACAATGTTGAACAAAGGGCTATAGCTTTGGACTACCTAATCAATCCACAAGGTAATCCAACAACAGTGCCGAGTAAACCAATAATTACACCCCACTCCCTAAGCGATAGCGTGGGAGAGGAGCGTAGCGAACTACCTTAAGCCTTTCAGGTAGCACAACCTTGAACCCTCGTTAACATGTTTAGCGAGGGTTTCTTTTATGGTTTAACGGCGATATGACGACCACTGAGGCCGTTCTGATATGTTTTAGGTGGAATGTATCACAAGACAATCTAAACGGGCTGTAAACGCCTTATATTAGAAAGTAGCAGTTACTTTATCAAAAACACCAAAACCTGTAGAGAATTTATCAACTACGAACTTCATTAAACGAGCTATACCGGTTAGTTGATGTATTAAATACTAGGTCAAAGTCCTCACGGTTACTGATACCAAGCTTAGATCCGTACTTGCATTTCTCAACCCTGAGCGTACTAGTCCCCTCTTCATCGTTACGGTATATCACAAAACCAATGTTACACATGTTGTTCCAGTTGGCAGAGTCTGAGATAGAATACAGGCTAGGGATTTTGTAGTTGCCGTCTTTGTCCTCGCTCATCTTTGTTGGATGGGCAACGATGCATAGGTGGATGTTTAACCGCATAGCCATACGTCTAAACTCTCGTAAACATGCTGCTACGTACTTCGTGCCACTAAGCTCCATCTCGTTGTTCTCGTGGTCAATCATATTCCAAGGGTCAATTATGACAAGCTTGGTGCCGAACCTTTTGACTGAGGTTTCTATGATTTCAAACAACCATTCAATGGATACGTCTTGCTCGTAATCTGGGAAGCAAAACGTGAAACTGTTGTTAATCCAATCGTTAGCCTCTTTGAGTTTAGCTTGTGATGCCTTGGTTGGGTCATCTTTGAGATACCAACGCTGTAGGTTTTCCTTGTGGTCCTCTTGTGGTGGATGTTCAAACGATGCAAACAAGGTCTTCCAGCCATAGTTCTGGCTTGCATGAGAAGCCCACTCAGTCATAAACGTAGACTTACCGTGACCGGGTATCCCTGTGAATACTGACCATTCACCAAGCCTAACTTTAACCTTCTCTAGCCCATTAATACCTATATCAAACATCTGCTTAGTTGGTATATCTGGTAGATCATCCATCTTGTGTAAACCGGGCACAGCAATGTATTTACCACGGGCTATTGTTGCTTGAACAGCCTCTATTCCGTAGGTTTGCAACACTTCGTTTAAATCTTTGCAACGGTCTTGTTTAGAATTATCCTTGTAGGGGTATTGTAAATACCTACAGCGGGATTTGCCGAGGCGGGCTGAAAGCTCGGCGAGCATCTCCATACCTGCTGGATCATTGTCCTGAGCGATTATAATATCTTCGTTATCGTTTATGTTATCAAGTATAAGCTGGATGTTATCATCGGATAGGCACTTAGAGCCATTCGGTACACTGACTGACCTGACGTGACCGGTCTGGATGGCAGTAATGCAATCAAACTCACCCTCAGTAATCAGTAATGACTGGTTGGTTGTTGTATCTAGGACAGCATCGGCGTTGAATAATGGCAATCCTGAGCCACCTTCTATCCTACAGTCGTGTTTATCTGCGATGTTGCGATACTTGGTATGGGTAGTTCCATAGGGAAATATAATATACTCAGATGCGTTTTGACCGGAGCTTCTTAAGCCCAGTCGTTCTGCTAGCTCTTGGTCTAGCCCTCTTTCCTCCAGAAAAGCTATCGTCCCCTGTGACAATGCCTCGGGCATCGCAATGGTTGCAACCGTAGATTGCTGTGTTGTCTGACTCATTTAATTTTACTCCCATACACTTTGTTTTTTGGTGGTGTTGTTTTCTGCTGTCTGAACAAAACGGACAGATGATGTACTGATTACCGGGTTTATCGGATATCCTCATACCCATATCCAGTAAGTTTTCTAAAAGCTTCTTCATTCTCATTCCTCCTGTAGTTTAGTTTTAGCTGATTATGTTTTACAGCATGAACACCCTCTAAGGCTTCGACCATTGTTACTTTTTGAATCGCCCCTTGATAGTTTTCCCAGCATTCACCATTCAACCAAGAAGTAGGATGTTTGATATAATTTTTCTCAGTTTTATTTTTAACGCATTCCTTGGCATATTTTTCAGCAGCTAAATTGATGGTAGAAACCTCTGTTTTTTTGATAGCAGTTTTGTAACTTTTCATAGCCTTTTTTTTATCGATCTTTCTCGGATAAACTTCCCAAAAATTATTAAAACTTTTTGCTGTTATATCTGTCTCTGTCTCTGTCTCTGTCTCTGTCTCTGGGGTTACGAATCTGTACGGTTTCGTTACGGTTTCGTTACATCCGCTGTCAGCAACGGTTTCCGAAGAGCATATGAATCCTGCCTTAATTATCTCATTAATTCCATTTTTAACGTCTTTTTCGGTAATTCTGAGCCTAAATGCGATCTTTTTTAGGTCGTCTTTTATCAGTCCAGAAGTAGGGTCTTCATCCTCACTTGCGAGGAGCCATAACATAGGTAATAATGCCCTACCATTTACCCCCATAGATTGAAAATCATAGCAGTCTAAAAGTGTCTTATGAAGTCTAATCCAAGGGGGTCTTCTGTCTTTATATGACTGGTATGAGGACCAGTTAGTCATCTTTATCATGTTGCCATTTCCTTTATTTTCTTGCTTTTGGGTTAAAAGGTGCTGGTGCTGTTAACCATTTGATCCTTCTTTTTATTACCGCCTCCTCACTAAAATACTCATCCCCTGCCTTTTTTATTAGGTTCAGTACTGAGGAGTGGTGCCTATTGATAACCCCTCCTATATCTTCTATTGTATGCCCTCGTTGCCTTAGAAATAAAGCAACCCTACGGCGTTTTAGTATTACAGATGCAGTAACTAAGGGCCCCCTTATAAGGATGTCGTTAGTCCCAACCGCAGCACAAGCAGTTTGGAAGTCTTGGTCTAAGGTTTCCCTACGTTTTGCTATATTTTCCTTATTCATCTATCTTCTCCTAAATTATGGTAATTGCTAATGTTATTAATTAATGTGTGAAGTGCCTCTACAGCTATTTCATATTCTTCTATAGGCTCTATAGCCTCAAGAGACACTATGTTATTAGTTGTCTTAGTCTTGAATAACACCATCCCATCCAGTAGTTCTTCTAAGTCCGTTGCCTCGATTTGCATAGTTAAATATTCCAAGGTTAATAAACATTCTTTTAAGGTCATACTACTCATCTCTTAACCCCTCGTTTAGTATTTTTAATCTTTGGAACACTGATTTATTTATATCTTTCGACCATTTAATAGGGTCATCATAATCCCCACAAAGCGGTGGAGTTTCTACAGCATTAATAACCTCATCATCAAGGCGTTTGAGGGCAATATTAACTTGCTTGTGTAACTCGCTCTCTACAAGACTAGGTTCAAGCATTAACTTACATGCTTTAAGTGTATCCCTAGCCTCTATAATCGCTCCTTTAGTAGCCTGTGAAACAGGCGGTAACGTCGTAGACGTTCCTTTAGTGTGGGTCATTGTTTTGCTCCGTTAATTTATCGCCAAGTTTAAATAACAATTCCATCTCTTCACGGTGGTCTTGTACTAATCTAGAGGCACTAGATTTAAAAATATTATCGTATGTTGTAAACTTTACATCATCACCATCAATTACAGCTTTATTCCTTGCTAAAACCGCTTTTCTCGCACGTTCAAACCATTGTTTGGCTGTCCATCCATCACAATTAGAAAACCAATCTGTTGTGTCTTCACCCATACCCCTTACTCCTTTTCTAGTCTCATTTCTTTAATGCTTTTTAACCAAATATAATCACCATCAATAATTATATTCCTACCTTTACATCCCTCTACAATTCCTCTTCTAGGGAGAAAATAACCTCTTCCAGATTTGTCAATATCAATATCACGTAAATATTCAACCATATTACCGATAAGAGGTTGTATCTCCGCCTTGTTATTAGGGGTAATATTCTCCCCTCGTAAAAGTTGGTTATTACCCTTGCTCATTCTCTAACCTCCAAATTTTAGTTTTTCTATTATGGTTTTTATGGTAATTAAAATCTTTCTCTATACTATTTCTCAATTTAATAGCATCCTCCATTCTTTCAAAAGAGCCTAAATAATATTCTTTCTTATTTTTAGAAGCCCTTACCTCCCACCTCCTTGATCTTTTACTATATGTTACCCCCGAGCATTTACTTACACTACTATCCCTTACTCTTGCGTTCTTTTGGTTTCCAGAGCAAGTTACTACTCGATGGTTTTCTTCTCTATCATCTAACGTATCACCATTTATATGGTCTATCATCCCATCTGGGTCTTCACCTGTTCGCATCTTCCAAAGCAGTCGAGAACAAAAATAATGTTTCCCATTAAAATATAATCTCCTATAACCAGATTTAGTTATGCTACCTGCTACAGCCCCTATTTTTATTTTCTTACTTGATGTCTTCTTCCAATAGATAACATTATCTATCACATAAAAATGTTCAATTAATTCCTTGTAATCTGGCAATGGCTTTATAAACATCTCACACCCTCAATCATTGTAAGGATATGCTTGCACTCGTCTATTTTATCTTGTGGGGTCATTACCTGCACTCCACTACATTGTTGCCTTTATCATACTTAACTGATGCGCCATTAGTAAACTGGATATACACAACCCCATTAATACAATGCTCACTATAGCCTTTTGTGTATGCTGTTGCTTTATCAAACCAACCACAACCAGACAAACTAATTAATGCTATTAATAATAAATACTTCATCACTTACCTCTTGCTTTCTCTACCACTTGTTTTGCGTTATCCATTGTTTTTCTAAAATCACTAATAACATAATATCCAATTTTCTTAGTAGAATAAGGTGTGTCCTCTATATACCTCTCTACCACGCCCCAAGGTGTCGGTGTGTGTTTATCTGTCATTCTATACTCCTTTGTTTCTGTCTATCTATTGTATAACCCTAGATAACCAACATGTCAACAATTAAATGTAATAAATATAAAAAACCCCGGTAGTATGCCGAGGCAGGGACATCCGGGGTCAAGCTTCAAACTATGTATGGTTTTAGTTTAGAAAGGTATATCATCTGGTGTTATAACCGCCCCTGCCTGAACAGGCGGTGCTACAGGAGGTTGTGGTGCATATGCTTGCTGGGCCGTAACAGGTTGAACTGCTGGCTGTTGGGCAGGTGCAGTATTGTTGTACTTAGCTACATTAGCCATACGTCGTTGTTCGTCTTCAGCTGTCCAAGGGTTAAATGTTGCACGTTTATATACTGAGTTATCGCCTTGGTTAATCTTATCTGCCGATACATTAATCTTCCATTTAACACCAGCTATTTCTACGGTACCAAAAAAACTACCCGGTTCTGCTTGTGGGTGAGTTGATGGATTTAAATACCCTGAGTTAGGATTTTTTGTAAAAGTTTGTGTCATGTTTGTCTCCTTTGTTTAAACTTTATGACGATTGAATGGACATTCTATGATTATTCTCTGTTATTTACAAGGACTACTTTAACCTTCCTCTCCAAACATCACCAAAGCTTTCAATCTCCACCTCTATCCTTGGGTTAATTCTGTCTACCGGCATAACAACTGCGCTGGGCATCTTTGGCATGTGCTTAGTATTATCATCTGGGATCATCCCTCGCTTAACCATAGCATCACACAAGAACTTATCTTGTATACATATAACATTCATTATATCAAACTTCCGTTTGGATGCTGGATATATCTTATAATGAAGCCTTATCTTCTCATACCTTCTATATGGTATGTCTAAGGACATAAATATATCTGAATAGTTTCGCTTTGCTGCGCTAAGTACCCTGTGGTGAGTGTTTCTATAGTTGTTTAAATTTAAAATAAAGAATTTATTTTTACTTACTCTAACCTTTAGTGGCATTGAAAACTTGATGGTTTCTCTCCTAAATAGTTCCTGTATTTTAGAATAACTTAAAAATAAACTATTGCATACAACAATAAGCTATGTTATCAATAGTTATCACTAGGTATTAAGTTAAAGCTAGCAAAGGGGTACTATAATGACACAATTAGAACTAGGTTTGGGTGGGGTAAGGTTTTTAACAATGTCGTCTCGTGTCGAATGGATTAAAAAAGTTAGAAGGGAACCAGTAAGCAGAACTAATGGTTATGATATATGGCCCTTACCTAAATTAATGAAGGATGAGGATATGGTTTGTTTATATGATGGACAACGGTATGAGGATGTAGAGGTCGCTGAGAAAAATATACCTATAATCGTACCAAGTGCAGCACAACTTAAAGCAGGGACTGCAACTGTTTATGGTGCTGGTCCTAGCGCAATGATGATGGAGATGGAATAATGTTAATATATGATGGGTTGGAACAAGGGTCGGATGCTTGGCTTAAGATACGCTTAGGTATACCGACAACCAGTAGTTTTGGTAAAATAATAACCCCTTCTGGTAATAAGTCAGGGCAGTTCGATAAGTATTTAACTGAGTGCTTAACGCCGTATATATTTGGTAGGGCTCAAGAGTTTGTTAAAACAAAACCTATGCAAAGAGGAAACGATTTAGAACCAGAGGCTGTGGAATGGTATGAAAGATATACTGGGATTAAGACCAAAGAAGTTGGTTTTATAACAACTGATGATGGAACTGTAGGCTGTTCGCCAGATCGATTAGTTGGTAGTAATGGTCTATTGGAGGTTAAGTGTCCGATGGAAAACCAGCATACTGTAAATCTAGCTAGCGGTAAAATTGACCCCAAATACATACCCCAAGTACAAGGGCAACTGATGTTATCTGGTAGAGATTGGTGTGACTGGCTGTCATACCATCCAGATGCCCCGGCATCACTAGTTAGAGTGGAGCCTGACGAGGACTTCCAAGAAGAGTTAAGAAGGTTACTAACTGACTTTACTACCAAGTTAGTAAATCAAGTTAATGATATGACGGCACGTGGTATAGATCTTAAGATGGCTTTACCAACAAGGAGCGAGGGTTAGTAATGTTTACAATAATACGTACCAAGAAGCTTAAAAAACTCGAAGCCAACAAGAAACAAGCCCACCAGTATATAGATACACTATGCTTGGAGAATAAACGTTTCTGGCAGAAGTTATCAGACTTAGGATATTCTTGGGGTGAGATTATGGAAGTGCAAAGCCCAGTTGAAGAAAGTAACGTAATTAAATTTAGGACGAGATAATGACAGATGAAATAGAACATAGTAAGCGAAGCTTACAGTCTTCAAGCGAAGCGATGAAGCAGATTGATGATGCTATTGAGTATATTAACCATAAGTTTAAAGATGTGTTTGAACAAAAAATAACAATCCTCACAGCCCTAAACTACTTAAAAGAAAGCGTTGAGGGGGAACAGCTAGACGAGAACGGTTTGAAGCCTTGTCCGTTTTGTGGGGCACATGATGTGTTTGTGGAGCGAATGGAGTTAGAGGCTTCTGCTGTTTTTTGCAATAACTGTATGTCTTATGGGATTACATGCAATACAGAAGATGAAGAAGAAGCAAAACTTATTGATAAAAACGATGATTTATGGGGCGGTTATTATTCAGCAATCAAAGCTTGGAACACCCGCCCAACAACAAAAACCCTAGAAGAATGGATGAAGAGATGAGTAACGCTGACCGTATATTAATTGTAATAAGTTTATCTTGTTTAATAGGTGCTTGTATGTGTTTGAAGTATATGACCGACCAAAATAAACAGAGTATAGCTACTATAGAGGCTCAATTGGAGGTATTGAACAATGACCAACAAAACTAACCCCCAAGGAGCGGTAGCGACCCACCAGAACTTGTTGAATGATGTTAGGGGAGATTTTAATGATTTATTAAATGATGTTATAAATTTTGCAAATGAAGAGCAGTTTCTTGATAGCACTTTAGAAAAATCAACTAAAACAATACAACGCCTAGACGCTTTCCTTGCTGCTGTTGATTTTGATGAGTTTAGTAAAGCATTAGAAGATGTGTCTTGGGGCTATCCCTATTCAGATAAAAGCAAGCGTAAGTGTGATGATGTTTTAAAGCTCCTCAAAGCAGCAACAACAGAGAATGAGGGGGCGTAATGGATAACAAAGAACCGTTTTTTAATATAAAAATAGAGTATCCAGTCAGATTTTGGTTGCTAACCATATATTTTATATTCCTTTTCTTCATCATGTTACCTGCATCTTTTATGAATAACGAAGAGCGAGCAAAGGTGTATCCGTATTTATTTGAAGAACAACAAAACCAAGCGAGGAAATGATGAAAATACTTAAAAAAATATTATGTAAGATAGGTTGGCACAGCATATTTGCTGGTTTTGAGACAACTGGTCATGATGGTTGTAGTGTACATGCAAAATGTAAGTGGTGTGGCTATAAAGGTATGATTGATAGTCAAGGTAATTTATTTTAAAGGAGCAGAAGTGATGGAAGATAAGACGAAAGAGGCTTTGGAAATGTTTAACTCCACAATAATGGAGCAAAGAATATCAGAAGATGAATCTTTATATTTCATTGGACGAACACAAGTGAGATTTACTCATATCGAATCAATCCGAGAAGCCCTAACCACTAAGCAAGCGGTTGATGTGGATAAGTTACAAAAGGAATGTATAGAGTATGGTAAGGAACAGTTTACTGCTATGTTCGATAATCCTAATATAGCTGTTTGTAGACTATCTGTTTACTTGGCAATAGACTACCTTTCCCAACAAGGGCTTTTGAATGGTGGGTGGCAACCTATCGAGGAAGCTTTTCTTGCTGGATTTAAAATAAGCGGTGAAGGTTGGAATGGGGAATATCCCCACGAAGGAGAAAATGATAGCGTTATTTGGGAAGATATTAAAGAATCTTTTGAGGATTACCTAAAACCACCAAAAGAGGAGGTGTGATTGTGAGAAAGTGTTCGAAAGGTCACGATGTTAAAATCATTAATATTGATTTATCTGTGCCTTATAATAACGAAAAATATAAAGATATGTACCAAGTCAGGTGTGATGTTGAAAGTAACACCTGTGAATTTTCTGAATATTATTACAACAAAAGAGATGCTATTCACGGATGGAATATAAGGGAGTTACTTTAAAATGACACAAAAAGATGAAACAGAGCAATCTCGGAACGAATTGCGGGGTGAAAGCCTTATGCCTAGGGAGATATGGGCTTGGAATGTAGACCACGATCAAGGCTGTTGGGACTTGGAAGATGAATATCCAATAGAGGGTTGCAGAACCCCCTACATACTAAAGTCAGAGTATAATAAGCAAACCGATCGTGTTGGAGAGCTAGAAATAGTTTTAAGAAAAGCTGACTATCTACTAAAAGATACTGGTATGATTACTAACGATAGCTGGATGCATCAACAAATACAAATAGCGTTAACCACAGCCCTAAAGAAAGGTGAAGACGATGAGTGAGGAATTAAAACCGTGTCCGTTTTGTGGTTCAAGAGACGTCGGTGGTGTTGGTGGTAAGGCATCAGATAGGCATCAAGCTTATAGCTATATAAATTGTTATGGCTGTAAAACAGATATTAAATATAAAGGTGGTATAGATAACGCAATCAAAGCTTGGAACACACGCAACCACGACAAGCTAATTGAGCAGATTGAGGGGATGAAGGTGTATAAGGACCATATGATTATATGCAGGGAACATGATAGTGCCCTAGACGATGTAATTAAACTTATTAGAGGGGTATCAGAGATACCACCGTCTGTTACACAGACTAAAAGAGGAGAGTGAGTGATGAGTAAAGATAGATCTGGTGCAGAAGATAGCAACCACTGGCAAACACCACAATGGCTTTATGATAAATTAGATAAGGAGTTTAGCTTTGATTTTGACCCTTGCCCTAATTATGCAACCTTTGATGGACTAGCTATAGAATGGGGGCAAAGTAATTTTATTAATCCTCCTTACGATAGAATAAACAAACCTAAGTTCATTCAAAAAGCTTACGAAGAATGGAAGAAAGGTAAAACATGTGTTTTATTAATTCCTGCTTCTACTAGCACTAAACAGTTTCATGAATTGATCTTACCTAATGCAGAAATACGTTTTTTAAAAGGCAGAATTGCTTTTGTTGAGGGTGGTAAACCTAGAGATAGTAAGGCTACTAGTAAGGGCAAGCATGACAGTATGGTTGTAATCCTTAGAAGTAAAGAAAACCCCTAGCCGTTGTAAGAGCTAGGGGCAAGTTGTAATTCCGTCAGTATAGAAAGGTTAAGGAAATGTTAAAAAAGATATTAAGATTTATAGCTATATTAATGGTAGTAGAGTTATTAGTATTATTAGGAATGTGCTTTTTATATTGGGGTGTGCCTGATGATATGTGGCTTGTAAGGTGGTTGGTTGTGGCAATTGGTTTACCAACAACAATATTAATAACAATGATTAAAGGTTAAAATATGGTTAAACCAGAGCCACCTTGTTGCAACAGATGCACAGCAAAGAATGCTCCATTAGGGTACTCTTACCCATACATAACCACAAATACCCTTGTATCATTATGTAACACATGTTATAACAAGTTAAAGGAACAGGCACCTAGTAAGAGTGAGCAACAAGTATTATTAAGTAAGTATATAAAGTAAAGGATTGGTAATGAGAGTAACGGTATTAAGATATGAGAAGAAGTTTAATTTAGGTAATTATGAGTCAGAGACGGTGGGTATAGAACTAGCGTTGTCAGAAGATGAAAAAGCTTCCACAGCGCTAGTTCATGCTAAAGCCTTTGTAGAGCAGGGAGCAAAGCAATGAGTACATTTTTAACAACAGCAGAGCTGGCTGAGAGATGGAGAACATCAGTTAATAAACTGGCGAATGATAGATCACTAGGTCGTCCTCACCCAGAATATTTTAAGCGTGATCGTACAGTCCTCTATCCTTTAGAGGCAGTAGAAAAGTTTGAGACTGATGGAATACGAAACGGCAACTGATAAACATAACGAGGCAGGGTGTGGGGAATTACTCGCATCATTAGGGTTTACTGTATGTACCTTTGGTAAATTTAGTCCTTGTGACTTCTTTGCCTTTACAACTAAAGGATCTTATTTAGTAGAGTATAAGAGGCGTAGCCATAACTACGGTGATTTTCCTACTGTTATGATACCAGAGAAGAAACTCCGCAAATGCTTGAGTATAGCAGAACAGATAGGTTCCCAGTTTCTATATGTTGTAGAGTTTAATAATGGAATATACGCCGCAAATGTTAAACATTACTCTACAGGTAATGGCGGCAGGACAGATCGAGGAGATGCTAATGACTATGGTGTTATGGCATTTATTAAAACAGAAGAATTTAGGAGACTTAAATGAAGGATGACTATATAGACAAGTACGATATGCCCATAACGAAACCCCCTTCCACCGTAGATGAACTAGACGATGTTAACCAACCTCCCCATTACAAGCTATGGGGATCTACTGAAGCTATCGATATTATACGCGGTGCTTTATCTGAAGAAGAATTTATGGGATACTTAAAGGGTAACATACTTAAATATAGGCTACGCGCTGGGAAGAAAAATAATGCTGAAAAAGATATTGCGAAAGCTACTTGGTACGAAGGAGAAGTTAAAGCCTATGGATGTAAAGATAAAGCTAGTTCCTAAATATAAATGGGGTAAAAGATCGTTAGCTAACTTAGAGGGTGTAGACCATAGACTAGTAAGGGTGGTTAACAGAGCATTAAGCTTTGGTGTGATGGATATCAGTATTATATGTGGCCTCAGGACCTTAGAAGAGCAGAAGCGTCTCTACGCCCTTGGTAGGACTGAACCGGGTAATATTATCACGTGGACTATGAAGTCTAAGCATATAGAAGGCAAGGCTTTGGATGTCCTTCCCCATCCTATTAAATGGGATGACCATAATAGATTCTATGAGTTGGCAGGGTTAATGAAAGCAGCAGCCAAAATTGAGGGTGTGGAAATTATCTGGGGAGGTGATTGGCAAAAGTCTAAAGATCTACCCCATTGGGAAGTTAGGTAGCCTATGGTGAGCGTAGTATATATTATATTTATACTATCGTTTTCCCCATTAGGAGATTTACAAATTACTATGAGTGATTACTCGTACTCCAACAAAGCTGATTGCCTACGCACAAAAAGCGCCTTAGAAAAAAGATTAGCTTTAAGCAATATAGTTATATCTAAGTGCAAGAAGCTAAAGACTGGGGTAGACAGTTAACTTATTGTCACGCCGTACCTAGAGCCTAACTCATTCATCACAGTTGCTACGTCAGTATTAGATAAAGCTCCGTCAAATATAACTCTTGCTCCAATTCCTGCACCTGTAGCTCCGTCTGTATTCCCCGGACGTGCGAAGTAATGGATATGTGAATATATATTAAATACATCACTAGGGTCGATATTACCTGTTACAGCTTCCTCATCCCAAAAATAATCCATTGACGAGTTGGAGTTCCACCTTAAACATAAAACATGTGTTCCTCCACCAGTTGTTGCGATTAGCGTAGGGAAGCCTCCGCCTTCATCTTTAGCATACCTAAGTCCTGTGCCTGTTGTGTACAATGAAGCTCCCGTATTACCAGCACCATCAAATAAACCAAAAGTACATATACGTGTCCCAGTAGCGGTGGCTGGTAGATCAAGAACAAGGAACAGTGTTTTATCACTATCAGCCGTAAAACTGTCAACGTTCTGCATACAGTCTGAGCTTGCATTACATTTCATAGCACCGTTGCCGTTACACATTGTGGCATCATAATGCGCTGGAGTATTTGTAGCATTAGGATGTTCTTCTAAGCCTTCACCATACAAGCCCTCAATAGCTGTAATCTCTGCACCCGTTCCATAAGTTTTAGTTGACCACTTAGCATAAAATGCACCGTGTATAGAACTAATCCCGTGTATAGGATTTGCATCTGTTATAGCAACCTTAGCTCCTCTAGCTGGTAGCGTTCCTGCGCTATTGTTTAGCGTGTCTGCGCTTGTAGAAGCAAGCCCTGTGTTTTGTCCAGATCCTATACGCATATAGGGGCTATCATCTGTTCTTATGCCTACGTTAGTATCTAGTGTGAATAACGCTGTACTATCACCGGTTCTAGTAAGTGTCGTTCCTACTTTTTCTGCATTATTTTGTTCGCCTGCACATTGACCAACACCAGAACTAGGTGCAGTAATATCACTATCAAAAGTTAAGGTGATTTCATTGTAATCTATACTTGCTGACAGCATTACTGGGTAATCTGGTTTAGCTGTTCCGTTGATTGCATAGTTTGCCATTGCGGCCATACGCTCTCCAAATTCATCTTCACCAGCAGGGATAGAGTGGTGGGTAGCATCGTCTAAGTCAATATCACAATGTTCTACCATATAAATCAAAGCATCTGCTTCTGCTAGTTCAATATAAGCCTCTCTCATTAATTGACAGCCTTCATCTTCTTGGGCAGTTCCACTAGTCCTTCTATGGGGTAGGCCAACAACAATAACGGTATCAGCTCCGTGCTCTGATCTAAACTCATCAAATAACCAACTAACAGCTGCCTTATATTCTGCTTTAGTTAAAAATCCTGCCCCTCCTGCTAACCTCACATAGTTACGTGATGTATTCCATTGTTGCCAGATCACCACATTTACATCTGAACGACTTGAGTACTGCCCATCAACTATAGATAGATAGCTAGTAAGTAAGGCTCCAGCTGTGTAACTAGGGGCGGCGCTATCGTCAACCCAATAAGGGTCCAATGTTTGATCTCCAACTGTTTTGGTTGTAGGAGTGCCACCTACCGCACCTTCTGCATATTGTGAACCTGACGGTGAAGACGCTATAAAAGCATCCCAACCCATACGATCTATTAATGACTGACCACCTCCCATAGCATTGATAGCTACAATACCAGCCACAGGAAAATTGACTGTTCCAGACCCTGTTACACTTCCAGTAAATTTCATTAATTAATCTCCCAAAGGTCTTGTTGTTGATTGGTGAACTTAAGATAAAGCTCAGGTAATTCCGATTTTAACACACGTTGTTCATTTTCCGTAATCATAATTGGCTGTGGACAAACATTGCTACTTGTCCTTGCGCTTACGCAACCAGAAACTATCAGCATCCCTAGTATTAGTAATATCATTGTCACGTTGTTTCTTAAGTATCTTAGCATCTGCTTTATCTATCTTTGCTTGGTTATTCTTAGCTCCAGCTAGGAATAATAAAATAGGGGCAATCAGTTTTGAAAGCCCCTGTATAATTAGTGGCATTACTTTGTTAAGCACGAGCTTTCTTATCCTTTACAGAGTAGAACACCCCTACAAGAGCTATTAAAGCTCCTACGGCTTGTTCAAGCATTTCCGCATCTATATACCCTTTAGCTACAGCAAACCCACCACCAAAGGTTAGTACGTGCCTCAAGAAGCCCATTATTGTTTCTTTATTCATAATCTTTCTCCTTAGTTATGTAATCTGTATTATACTATAGTTGCCAGATTGTGTCCACGATATCAGACCAGCTAGTATAATCATCTCCAACAATAAACTTGTCTATATATATCCGTTTACTTTTAGTTAATACAGGGGGGGTAAATAGGATTTTCTCAATATCCAACGCCACGAAAGCAAAACAATCAACCATCTCTTTAGTGTACTTACTGGTACAGGTACTGCCCTTGCAGGTAGAAAACTTATATGATTGTGCTCTACCGGGGTCTGGTTCTTTTGTGGATTTAACTTGTATTCGTATTGGCATCTCACCAAGGACAACAATATCATAATCATTGCCTTGCTCCACCATTATTGCTTCATAACCCCAGCGCATTAACTTGTAACGCACTAATTGCTCACCAACTGTACCGACCTGAGATGCGTTAAGATGAGAGTTTAACATAAACCACCTATTCTATTTCTTAGAGCTTTTACCTTTTATGAAATAGTAATGCCTATGAAGTAATATAATTGCTTGTAGTACAACATACACAATAGTGACCGCAGCAACCCATTCATTCAACGTCAATGTTGCATATGTTGCCCCTGTGATTGCAGGTGCTGCTTTAACTGCTTGTATTACAGTTTCTTGTTTTACTGTTATGTCATTCATTACTTTACCCTTAGTATAGTTAGGTTGGTTGAGGCAGCAACTGTATCAGCATTACCACCGCTAGTTTGGAAAATCTCAAGCTCCACATAATCTGTAGCTACTAATGCTAAAGGGTAAGATATGGTCATCTTCTTGTTTTCTGATACTGCACCTGTGTCAATATATTCAACTACAGTTCTAGTTCCGTTGACTGACAGGGCTATACCAATGTCACCATTACCAGTGGAACTTAACTCCCATTTACCAGCCACTACATAACGTCCAGTTGTCCCTATTGTAATACGTGAGTTATTCGTTGCATTATCATGCAAGTTGTTATCATCATAGTCTTCTGTTTGGAAGGCTATAGCAGTCCAAGTTGAATTGCTGATTGTTTGTATGGCATTAGGAGTAATGCTAGTTCCATCCCCCACTATAGTTAAATCAAGAATCCCTTGTACAGTGTCTTCTTTAAGATTACTACTATCTGATGTATCGGCAAAAACTATCTGGTCTGTTAAGGCTATAGTAGCATTAGTTTGCCCTGTTATATCTGAAGCACTAAAGCCTGTTACAGATGTCCAACTAGGATTAGCACCAGTACCATTGGTTTGGAGAACCTGTCCTGCGGTACCAAAAGGCAACCTTGTCGGCGCTCCAGAGGCTCCATAATAAAGTATGTCTCCTTGTGTACCATCTTCAAGCTTAGCTAGTGTTATGGCATTGTCCGCCACTTTTACTGTACTAACTGCATCAGTTCCTAGTTTTCCTGATGTAATAGCGCCTGAACCTATCTTAGCCTCCGTAACACTACCATCAGCCGGTGTATTAACTGAAGTAGCCGCTGCTGTATTTAGGACAACAATATTGTCCGTACCGCTTCCCGGGGCTGAGACAAAACTTAATGTAGTCCCCACTACAGTGTAATCAGTTACTGGGCGCTGTCTCACATCATCAACCCAAACAATTACAGCATTTTGTGAGCTAGGTGTAAAACTTAATGTGAAATCAGTTTCCACAGTGTCACCATCAAATGATTCATCTTCGTAATTGCTTGTTATCGTTGAACTGGAGGATATAGTTAAAAATTCAACACCGGTTAGATCGGACTTAAGGGCAAAGACCTTACCTCCGTTACCTGTGAGGGCAGGGAGCTCAGGAGCTAATCCCACTGTCTCTTCATCACTTATACGTATAGCATTTTCACTAACACGTTTGTTGTTCTGTAATAAGGTTAACATATAAGTTAACTCTGTGTTAAGCGCAGTTAGCCTTATTGTACCTGTATACTCTGCTGTACGCTCATACTCTGGATCATACACAAGGACAACTGTATCGTCCTCAGCAAGACCAGTGTTGAACACTACATTATCCCCAGTAGGGTTCTGTACTGCTGATACAGTATAATCGGTGGTGATGGTTTTAAGAACGTCATTAACATAGACAGCTATGTGTGACGAATCTTTAATCCAGAAAGTATATGGAAATATAGTTTGAGAAGCCGCAGCAACATAACTGTTTTTTGGTGTTCCATCTGAAATAGGTATAGTTGCCATTGTTTTTCTCCTAGTTAGTTATATCATATTTATTCATTAATGTTTAGTGCTGAGTTAGAACCTGCTTCTATAGCATCAAAAATTCCCCTTAAATAAGGAATATTCTGTCCGGGTAATAATCTACGTGCAGCGTGTGTATCACTCTGTGTAAATTCCCCAGAAGCTACTGAACCAGTCAACCCAAAGATTGTTTGAGCCATACCAAAGCTAGGCCCTAGCAAGGCTCCAGTAACGTTACGCTGGGCGTATCTACTCATAGGAGGGCCCCCCATTAAGGCATTAACACCTACGGTTCCTCTGGTGGCTTTCTCTACTATATTATTCAAATCAAACGCCCAACCTGCTATACCGCTTCTATCTACACCCTCAGCAATCCATATCCTAGGATCATCAGATAAATCTCTACCTGCCATCTTACCCTTCCAAGCGTAAACCAGTGAGCCCAACATAATAGCAGACAGAACACCTTGTGCTACAGAAGCATCTGCTTGCTGTATACCAGCTAAAGTAGTTCTTTGCGTTGATACAAATGAAAACGACTTAAACTGTCCTACCGTTCTCCAGCCCGGTTTAGATAACCATAGTGGTTTATCTAGCCCCGGTGTTGTTATAGTCTCATCTACTTGTTTCCTAACCGCTGACTGAAACAACCCTCTAGCTCTACTATTCTCCCAGTTACGTGCGTTTGCTATGCGTAATACTCTTCTAGTCTCTCCGTGTTTAGCAAACTCTGCCGAGATGATCTTAGCCTCGTTTTTTCCTATACCGTGAGAAGATAGGTTTTCCATTTCCAAGGTGGGGATGGTCTTACCTTTACCTAAATCATCTATTGCTTTCAGCATTCTGTTTTGTGTTACAATGCCTGAGAAGGTTTTTCCTATAGCATTCCAATGGTTAATCCCTGTGGCAGTAGCGAAGCCCGTTGAAACCTTTTGTCCAACAGCATCAATTTTGCCTGTAGTTGGCATAAACTCGTCCATATTATTACGCTTTAATGCCGTAATAGAATTAGTCAAATCTAATGCTGTGCCGAGCTCTTGTATCTCAGACTTAGCCATCTTAATCCCCTGCATATCAGTAATAGCAGATCTAAATAAATCACCGTAAGAACGGTTTACGCCGTGGATCATAACAGGTCTAGCTACATCAGCTAAGCTACTAGCCACCATATCACCTAATTTAGTTACAAAATTAAGCGCCATAGCACCACGCTCAAAGACATGAGCTGGGGCTGAATAATCGTCAGGTTGGGCATATAACCCACGTAGCTTGTCCCACATAGCCTTTGAGTTTTGAATATCCCTCTTGAACTCTTTATCCAAAACCAGCATACGTTTTGCTTTTTGTTCGGGTGATAAGGACTTATCGTTCTCAATTGTGTTACGTCTACCATTAATATTTTCTTGTATAGGTCCTTTTATCTCATCAAAATCTAATGTTTCAAACTTAGCCATAAGTTCATTATCAGGAGCCATAGTCCTCAGGTGGTTCTCCATAATAGAA